CCGGACGCGATGACGCCCCCCAATACCATTGAAGCCGCCAAGCGTCTCCTGCGCATCAAGAAGGCGGGGCAGTCCTTTAGCGGCTTCATTGAGATGCGCCACCCCGAATGGACGCATCGTCCGCCGTTTCACGACGAGCTGATCCAAGTCATCGACGATCTCCTCAACGACCGTCTCTTCAACGACAGGGGCGAGCGCGTCGACAACCTGATGGTCACGATGCCACCCCGCCACAGCAAGTCGACCTTCACGACCATCGAGGCCCCGGCCTACGCCATGGCCAACGACCCGTTCACGTACATCATGACGACCAGCTACAACGCTGAACTCGCCACCGACTTTGGTCGAGAGGTACGTAACGCGGTCAACTCGCCCGATTACAAGCTGGCCTTTCCCGACACATCCCTCGCCAAGGACAGTCAGGCGAGCAACGTATGGCGCACATCAGCCGGTGGCGCGTATTACGGCATGGGCCTTGGTGGCTCAACCTCTGGTCGACCGGCCAACATCCTGATCGTGGACGACCCCTACAAGAACCGCGAGGACGCCGAATCGCCCTCCACCCGCAGAAAGGTGTGGAGTTACTACCAATCGGCCCTCGTCAATCGTCTCCAGCCTACCCACGATGGCCGTCCGCCCAAGCAGATCGTCATTCACACTCGCTGGCACCCCGACGACCTGATCGGCACGCTCATGCGTGGTGAGGACTTCAAGGAGGGCCGTTGGTATCACGTTGACTTCAAGGGCATCACCACCGACAGCAGTGGCCAAGAACAAGCCCTGTGGCCCGAGCGCTTCCCACTGGACTTCCTGCACCGCCTCAAGCGTCTCAACCCGCGCGAGTTCGAGGCTTTGTACCAGCAATCCCCGTTCATCGAGGGTGGCAACATCATCAAGGAGCAGTGGTGGCAGTATTATCCGACCGAGCTGGTGCCAGACCGTTTCGCGACCATCATCATTCCGGTCGACACCGCGTTCAAGAAAGGGGCTGGCAACGACTACACAGTCGCGATGCCGATGGGGCTGACCCCGGAGGGCGACATCTTCGTCCTCGGCGTCATCCGCGACCGCTACAACTTTCCTGAACTCAAGCAGCGGCTGATCCAGCTCAACAACGAGTATCGCGGCAAGGGCCTACGCGCCACGTACATTGAGGACTTGGCATCTGGCCAGTCTCTCATACAGGAACTCAAGTCCACCTCCGGCATCGCTGTCATCCCGTACCGCGCCGGAAAGGACAAGGAGTCCCGCGTACACGCCATCACGCCGATCATTCAAGGCGGGCGCGTCTTCCTTCCCGAGAAAGCGCCATGGCTCGACGACTTCCTGCGTGAGTGTGAGCAGTTCCCCTTCGGCAGTTTCGACGACCAGATCGACTGCATGACCATGGGCGTGGACATTCTCTCCAGAACGGCCATCAGTCCCGAAGACCAGTGGGGCAGCGACTCCTCCAACGCGTCCTTGCTTCAGGAGTACAATGAGCAGCGCGACCTCATCTTGGGTCATGGTCATCATCCTGCCACCAAGAGCAGTCTCAACGCCAAACGCAAGTCCCAATTCAAGTGGCGAGGATGGGGCGTATAGGGACGACAGTCCCGGTACAATCACGCAAAATTTCGGCATCACCCCAGAGGAACCGCAATGGCTGACGAATACGAAGTCATCAACCTGCAAAAGCACTTCGCTGCACTCGAACGCTATCAGGACATCGCAGAGCGTTTGACTGACGAAGAGCAGCAGAAGATGGTCAGTTATATCAAGCAGTGCCACAACATGTCGCACCGCTCGATCAGCAAGCGCTATCCCCACTGGGACGACGCTGACGCCGCTCACGACGTCTACGTCGACCCTGACGCCACCGAGTTCCGCGAGAAGGCTGTCATCCCCGACACCCGCGCAATTGCCGACACGGTCGTCACGTACATGATGGCTGCCCTCGGTGGTCGTAACCCGATGTTCCAGCTCGAAGGCCAGAACCGCACCTCGCGCAAGCCTGCTCTATTGATGGAGCGCGTACTGCACCAGAACATGCGTCGCACGGCGGGCGAAGCACGTATCGCCCAGCATCTTCTCGACATCGTGCGCTATGGCTTCGCGCCCACCAAGGTCATCTGGGAGCCGAGTGGCAACCAGAACAATCTGATCAATTTCGAGCCGCGACGCGTCTTTCCCGACCCGCGCGTATCGTGGGGCGACTGGGACAAGATGCAGTTCATCATCTTCAGCGACAGCGTCTCCTTCAACTCGCTGTACGCATCTGGCCTATACCCCAAGCTCCAGAAAGAGCCGACCAAGTACGCCTCCGACCTTTCAGTCTCTGGCGCGTCCGGCTGGAACGGTCACGGTCACATCAAGAAAGAAGGCAAGGGTTACAACGTCGAGTCCACGACAGAGTCCGACAGCTACTTCAAGCTCGGCAAGAACCGCGTCATCGACGAGGCGTGGATACGCCTGACCGGCTACGAGATTGGCATCCCGACCATCAACACTGTCTACCTCGTCGTCACCATCATGGACGAGAAGGAGATCATTTCTTTCCGTCTCAACCCGTACGGGCGCATGTTTCCGACGGCCATCGGTGGCCTCTACAACGACAGCCACAAGACGTACAGCCAGTCCCTGTACGATCTTCTGCTGCCGCTGCACGACATCGCCACGTGGCTCATGCGCTCACGCGTTGACAACGTCCAAGCGGCGCTCAACAACCTGATCTTCGCCGACCCCACGATGGTCAGCATCCCAGACCTGATCGACCGCAACCCGTGGGGTATCGTACGCACCATGCCCGGAGTCAAACCCGGCGAGGGCGTTCATATCGCATCGATCCCGGACGTCACCCGTGGCCACTGGAACGACATCGCCGCTCTCAACGAGATGAAGCAGCGCGTCTCCGCCGCCTCTGACGCACAGCAAGGCGTGCCGACCGCAGACGTACGTACTGCCACCGAGATTCAGCGCCTGACCCAGCTCGGCAGCCAACGCCTCGGCGTACTCTCCAGAGTCGTCTCCGCCACCTCCATGCGCCCGATGGTACGCATGATGGTGAGCAACATTCAGGATGCGCTCAACCTCGAAGGCAGCATCAACGCTTCCGGCACCGACGTCCCGGGCCAGCTCGCCGACATGGTGCAGGATGGCTACATCGACTACGGAGTCGGCGACCTGCAAGGCCAGATCGAATACTTGGTCATTGATGGCACCCTGCCCATCGAGCCAACCCGCAACGCGCAGACATGGATCGACATGCTCATGGTTCTCAACCAGACCGGCCTGATCATGGAGTACAAAGCTGGCAAGATCGCTGAGGAGGCTATCAAGGCCATGGGCGTCAGCGACATCGACCAGTTCAAGATCAGCAAGGAGGAGCAGCAGCAAGGCATGTCTCCATCGCAGGAGATGGCCATGATGGAGGCGCAGCGCGGCAACAGCGTACAGCCAGCCGAAAACGTGATGAAGCAGGTGGAGAAGGGCAACCTGATCCCGCAATCTCAAGCCAGACAAGCAGCAGGTAGATAGCATGCCACGCAAACTCCCAGACAATCCAAGCGAAGTCCTAGCGCAGGCCGCTGACATCATGATCAGCCTGAGCGCAAGAATCGATGCGCTCGAAACCGAGTTGAGCAAGATCAAGCAGCACCAGCAGAGCAATCGTTCCGCGACAGCCGACGAGGTTGCTGGGTTGAAGGTTGAGGTGCACGAACGGCTGGCGAAGCTGGACAACCCGCACATTCTCACCAAGTCTCTCATCATGCGCTACTTGGCCGACCACAACATGTTGAACGAATGACATGAGCAAGACACGCCCAACGACAGACCAGCTACGCTTCAACTCCAGCGCCAACGGCGAGAGCATCCTCGACGATTACATGGAGGCGTGCGAAAAGGGTGGCCGCAGTCTTCCAGACCTGTTGGACGAACTTTTCGACAGCGTCGACGGAAACCTCAAGAATTTTGTCGACTTGCGCGAAGACCCGCTCAACCCCGGATTCTTCCAGATCAGGCTTGGCACCTACGTCGACCCCAACGCTGGCTGGGAAACCTTCACGTACACTGACCTCAACCAGCTCCTGATCGACGCACAAGCCGCCCGCGACGCGGCCCAGACCGCCCAGACCGCCGCCGAGTTGGCCGAAACAAATGCGGCAGCAAGCGAGTCAGCCGCAGCGACAAGCGCAAGCGATGCCGCCACAAGCGAAACCAACGCTGCAACCAGCGAGTCAAATGCCGCAAGCAGCGAAACCAACGCGTCCACGTCAGAGTTAAACGCTTCCAACAGCGCCGCAGCCGCTCTCGCCTCGCAGAACAAGGCCCAGCAGTGGGCGACTGAGGCTGAAGACGTCGAGGTCGAAACCGGCCTGTACAGTGCTTTCCACTGGGCGCAGAAGGCGCAAGACGCCGTGGCTTTTGCTGTCCTCGACACACCGGTTCAGGGAGACATCGTCAACGCCATTTCCGCCAACTGGGCAGACATGGTGGCCAACCGGGCGATGACAATCGCTGGCGACAAGACGTTCACCGGCAACACTGTTTTTGGCAACAGTGTCCAAGTATCCGGCGATAACAAGGCGCTCCAGTTTCTTGACAGTGGAGACGTACGCAAGGCGCAGCTTCATTCTCTTGCATCCAGTACGCAGCTCACGTTCGGTGACATCGCGTCACAGGGTGGAGATGGAACCGCATTGGTCATCTCGGCAACAGACGCGACAGTCGAAACAAACGGAACCAACGTACTTGGGGCACCGGGCGCAGCCAGCATCATGACGCGCGAACGTGGCGACAACCGTTACTGGATGTCTACCTCGGACAACACAGACAGGCACCTCAACGGCACCCACGACCTCGACACCATCGTCGAACCCGGTATCTACTCGTGGTACAGCGACAGCAGGCCGATCAACTCACCCATCGACATGGGTGTCATGATCGTCGAAACTGATCTCCAGCAACCGCATCAGCTAGTGTTCGATGGCAACAGCGCCCGCATGTACATACGCAGAAGGAATTCTGGAGTGTACGGCGCATGGAGCATCATTGGCACTATCGATCTCACCCCGGTCGACGGCAACACTAATGTTGGTATCTCATCCGACTGGGCGTACGGGCTTCTGAATGGCGAGAGCAGTTTCAACAGTCTGAAGTTCAGGGGCATCGAGCTTGAAGGCACTAGCCCGGCGAACGATTCTGCGCTTGTCCTACATGTCGATCCAGCTACCGGAACTGAATTCCCTGCCGACCCGATGGCTGGCGACGCGTTTGATTCTTATGGGAGCTGCATCCGTTGGATGAACAAGGCGTTCCCTGAAAACAAGCCCATGGGTAGAGCGATCATAGAGATCGAAGTTGGCGCGACAGGATCACACACATTCGTAGAAACCGAGCGGTTGGTCTACTACGGCGGAGCGTCAAACGTACGGATTCTGGTGTACACGTCTGGCGTACAGGGTGGAACTGTAACCTTGCAAGCGCCGGGTGGTTACGTACACGGAACTGAAGGCACACAATCAAGGTTCCAACTTGGCCCAGCCTCCAGCGGTGGAGCCGGATGCTTCTTTCACGTTGAGAACACTGGCCCCGCAGCCTCCTCCTCTGGCAGTAGTACAGGCAGTAACACAG